GTTAATGGTTGGAAAACAAACTCTGGATTCTTGAATGATAGTCTTCAGAGAATTCCGAATAATGAATATTATCAAAATCTTTCATATTCACTTAAATCCAGTGTAGCTTTTGATAAGTGGGATGATGCGGTCAGTAGTCTTGGTCACGTTGCAGGCCTTGCAAAGTTTGCAGATCTAAGAGTAGAATCTACAGAACAAACCCCAGGTGGTTTAGTTGTAACTTCTGCACAATCTGATGTTGAAGTTGTCATTGATGTCATTAGTGAGTCAAGTATTCATTGTTGGCACGATTTTGATAACGTATCAGAAAATTCATTTTATGTTGATAGTAATTTAACTTCCGATCAAATTAATTTTGATAATAAAATTCTTGTAGATTATAACGAATCTTTTGGTAATAGGGTTCTGAGTATTGATGATTTCAGTGACACTTTCAACAGTGTTGTAAGATTGGAGAAATACTCTAATGTAGGTGTTTTCCCTACAAGTCATACCTATAATAAAATTCTTACATATTGTAGAGATCAGGTTCTGACTAACCAGAGACAAATCGAATTTGTCTCTGTTCTTCATGACAATAATACAGCACATATTTCAGAATATGGTGAGGTTGATAGTGGAAATAATCTGGGCTCATTTGACTTCGTTATAAGTGGTGACCCCACAAAGTGGGAACTAAGATTTTATCCAATCAATTTTGCATACAACTCTTACGATGTCAATACCCTATCATTTAGTATTCTTGACAATATTAGTGGCATAGGTACAACTTCATTCGGTGATATTATTCAAGTTGATAGTACTCATGTCAATGTTTCTGCTGGCACAACTACAACAATTGTCTCCATTCCAAATACTTATAGATCTGCCAAGTTACTTGTACAAATTGAAGATACTAGTAATAACTACTCTGTAGATGAACTTAATTTGGTTCACGATGGAACTGACGTATATTTCTTGGAGTACGGTAATATTTCTACTAATATAACTGGATTTGGTACTTTCAATGTTTATGTTGATGGAAGTAATATTGATGTTGATCTCATCCCAAGCGTTGGGGTTGGACTTACTGTCAATACGTCTATTATTGCTACCTCCGATAATACTGGTGTTGCAGGAACAACTTATCTAAACAGTGCAAAACTAGATTCTAAATTTACTTCAATCGCTGCATCTGGTTCTCCCACCGCAAATACAATCGCTAGTTACTCTGGAATAACAGAAGCTGGTTACCATATTGTTACTGTTGAAGATACTACTAACAACGAATATGAATCATTTGAAGTTATCACACTTCAATCTGTTACTACTCCATCTGAGTTTGTTGAATATGCAAACGTTAAGAGTGGTGGTTCTCTAGGTCAAGTTGGTATTGATACGACTAGTGGTACTCTTAATCTTACATATACACCTAATGCAAGTATTAATGCTGAGGTAAGAGTATTCACTATTGGAATGGAACCTTCTACTGATAGTGGTAGACCAGATCTTATCAATTTGAATAATTTGCGTATTATCGGTGATGAAGAAACTTACATAGGAACTTTACTTGATCTTGCAACATCATTTGACCTGAAGCATGAGGGTGATCAGATTTTCTTGAGAGGATTTGATGGTAGTGATCCTGGAATCGTTTCAACAACAAATAATAGTATATCCATTCCAAATCACTTCTTTGTAACTGGTGAGGAAGTTGTTTATAGTTCTCCTGGTGCAGGAACAACTGCAGCAATTGGTATTGCTGCAACAACAGTTCCTGGTATCGGTCTTACTGACAAGTTACCAACAACTCTATATGTCGTTGCTCCAAATAGTAAGGATCTTAAGTTTGCCACTACTAGTGAAAATGCTCTGAAACTTGATCCAGTTGTTCTAAGTATCGGATCTACTGGTATTGGTGCAGGACATAGTATTACTGCAACAAAACAGAATCAGAAGGTTCTTCTTGCAGTTGATAATATTATCCAATCACCAATTGTTTCTTTTGGTATTACAACAACTCTCGCACAAGATGTTGTATTCCAACAGGACATCCTACTTACAGGTATCACTTCAATCTTCACTGGCGATAACCTTCGTATTGGTGATGAGATTGTTACTGTCGCATCTGTTGGAGTTGGTAATACAACATCAATCAATGTTCGTAGAGGAAGACTAGGAACCTTAAGAGGATCACACTCTGCTGGTGATCTAGTCGAAAAACTAAGTGGTGAGTATAATATTATTGGAAACACCTTGAACTTTGCATCTGCACCTAAAGGCACAGAGCCAGTTGGTGTCACTACAGCAGAAAATCCTGATGAAACTGATTGGACTGGTATTACCAGTTACTCATCCTTCCAAGGAAGATCGTTTATAAGATCTGGTCTTATAAATTCGACCAATGAAACATACTATCAAAATTATATCTATGATAATATTTCTGATCAGTTCACTGGTATTAGAAGTGAATTTAGTATGAAAGTTGGTGGTTCTGATGTTATTGGTATTGCGACACAAAATCCATTTGTTATTATTAACGGCATCTTCCAACAACCTACGGGAAATCAGCCACCTTCACTTCAAGTTGGTGATTATAGAATGGCCGAAAATACTGGTGTTACCAGTATCACATTCACTGGTAATAATGGTCTTCCTACTGGTTATGATCCAAATAATGGCGAGTATCCAATTGGTGGTCTGATGGTTTCCGTTGGGTCTTCTAATGGATTTGGATATCAGCCTCTTGTTTCTGCTGGTGGAACCGTAACTGTTTCTGCTACTGGAACAATTACCAATGTCAGTATCGCAAATTCTGGTTCTGGTTATAGATCTGGTATTCAAACTGTTGTTAATGTTGGTGTTCAGACTTATAGTACAGGTGTTCCTAATATTGAATTTATTGGAACTGCCGCGGTAAGTGGTGGCCATATTGTAAGTGTTGCAATCACAAATCCAGGTGTAGGATACACTGGAACAAATCTTCCAGATCTTGTATTTGATGAACCACTGAGTTATGATAATATTCCTTTGAGTTACTCACCTGGTTATGTTGGTTCTGGCCAAAGTGCAACTGTTGATATTGTAGTTGGTCAAGGTTCTAGTGTTATTAGTTTCACACTTAGAAGTTATGGATTTGGTTATGGTAATGGTGAGAGACTTACAATTGAATCTGGTGGAACTACTGGTATTCCTACTGATCCAAGTGTAACATTTGAAAACTTCCAACTTCTGATCGATGAAGTTTATGATGATAAGTTCAACTCTTGGTCTGTTGGAGAATTAGAGGTTCTCGATACTCTTGATAATGAGTTTGATGGTCAGAAGACTAACTTCCAAATAACACTTAATGAAGACCCATTTACAATTGTTGCTGCAAAAGGTTCTCTTGTTGATGTTGAACAAACTTTAATTGTCTTCATCAATGATATACTACAAGTTCCTGGAGGTGCATATATCTTCAAGGGTGGTAGTATCATTCAATTTACTGAGGCACCTAAGGTAGGTGATACATCTAAGATTTTGTTCTATAAAGGAACCGGTAGTGTTGATGTTAGATTCGTTGATATTCTAGAAACTGTCAAACCTGGTGATAGTCTTGACATTGACAATAACCCAGAACTTGGTCAGGGTATTAGTCTTGAAGAAGATTTGAGAATAGTTACTGACATTATCACTATTGATTCTGTATTCACCAATCCTTATAGTGGTTCAGGTATTACAACTGACGCAAATCTCTTAAGACCTGTTACCTGGTGTAAACAACTTGTCGATAAGATTATTGATGGTGAGGTTGTTGGTAAGGACAGAACTCATTATGAGCCTCTGATCTACCCTTCATCCTATCTGATTCAACCAGTAAGTTTGGCATCAACCGTTGCATATGTTGATTCAGTAAGACCTCTTTATGGGGCAGAGAACGAAGCGACTACAAGATCCTTCCAAAACAGCATTAACATTGTATCACAAAATACTTTGGTTGGAGCAACTGCTGCAGCAATTGTTTCTTCCGCAGGAACAATTACTTCTGTCAACATCACCAATCCTGGAATTGGTTATACAGTTGCACCACAGGTCGTCATTTCTACACCTGTAGGAATTGGATTGACACAGAGGGCATCTGCAACCGCAACTGTCTCTGGTGGATCGGTCAATACAATCACAGTTGTAAATCCTGGAGCAGGTTATACATCTTCCAATCCACCAGTTGTTCTTATTGAAACCCCAGAAGTTGTTAGTGAATTAATTCCTATCAATTCCTACAGTGGAGATTATGGAACCATTGTTGGTTTCAATACTACAAAGGTTGGTTCACAAAACAAATACATATTTGACCTCTTTATTCCAGAAGATTCATTTATGAGGGATGGATATTTGATTGGAACTGGTATTACAGTCAGTACAATTAATGTTGGTGATTATCTAACTGTATTTGATACTAATATTGACGCTGGGGGATCATTTAATACACAGGACACCACGTCCAATGTTGTTGGAACTGCCATTACTTACTCTGACGCAGTCTATCAGGTTGCGGCAGTATCGACAGAAATGATCACCGTTACTGGTTATGGTATTACAGCTGTCAGAAGAATTACAACAAATGTTGGTTCTATTGGTAGTATTAGTTATGGATCAACTGCTACAGGACAATATAGTTGGGGTAAGATTCTCTTTAATACAAGAACAGGAATTGAGACATTTACTGCATATACATCGAATGGATATACAGGAATATCAACTTCTGGTCTTGTTAGTAGAAATAGTCCTCTTAAATCAGACAACTATGTCTAAATAAGTTTATAATGGATTAGAGTGATATTGTGTCAGTTAAGGGGCAACCTACTGTTGAAAGAAAACGATTTTATTTAACTAACTAAATAACAAAAAGTCCTAACAAAATGGCAGCAATAATTACTGATCAACTTAGAATATTGAATGCTAAGAATTTTGTTGCCGGTATCCAGTCCAGCTCAAACTCTTATTATACATTCATTGGTATTCCTAATGCAACTGATTATCAATCGAACTGGGATTCTAATCCTCCCACTCCGATTGATAGTTTTGAAACCTACAGTAACACATGGGATTCAATGCTTGCGTTGAAAAAAATCAATGCAAGTGATGTAAGTCAAGTTGTTAGGAAAGTAACCTGGACATCGGGTACTACCTATGACATGTACCGTAATGATATTAGTAGAAATAATCCTTCACAACCTTCGGGTTCGTTTGACTTATATTCTGCTAATTATTATGTAATGAATAGTGATTATAGAGTCTATATTTGTCTCTATAATGGTGCTGACCCCGAAAACAACTTTGTTGGTAGTCCTTCTCTGGACGAACCAACTTTCACTGATCTAGAACCAAGAGAGGCGGGTAGTAGTGGTGATGGTTACATTTGGAAATACCTTTATACCATTAGCCCAAGTCAGGCAATTAAGTTTGATTCGACTAACTATATTCCTGTTCCTAATGATTGGTATACAAACACTAAAGATTCTCCGATAAGAGATAATGCTGCAAACAGTGGCCAATTAAAGGTCGTCACAATCAGAAACCGCGGTGTTGGTATTGGTACTGCCAATAGAACATATACTAGAGTCCCTATTAAGGGCGATGGTAATGGTGCAGAAGCAACCATTGTTATCAACAATGACTCTAAAGTAGAAAGTATTAATATTTCCAAAGGAGGTTCTGGATATACCTTTGGTTCTGTTGATTGGGAATCTGGTGGAGTTCCTACTGGTACAACTTTACCAATTTTTAATGTAATTGTCCCACCACAAGGTGGTCATGGTGCTGATATCTATAGAGAACTAGGTGCATATAACGTTCTGACATATTCTAGATTTGAAAATGATACTGAAAATCCAGATTTTATCACTGGTAACCAGTTTGCGTCTGTAGGACTTGTAGAAAATCCATATACACAGGGTTCAAGTTCAAATCTTACACTTGATAAGGCCAGTGCAGTATATGCTCTTAGATTAACTGGTACTGGTTATAGTTCAGCAACATTTACTCAGGACGCATACATCACTCAAACAGTTGGTCTTGGATCAACTGCTGTTGGTAGAGTTGTTTCATATGATCAAGTTACTGGTGTTCTGAAGTACTGGCAGGATAAGTCAACTGCAGGTTTTAGTACCAATGGTTCATTAAATCCTGATCCAACATATGGATTTAATATGAATAGATTTACTAGTAATACTACTACTGGTGGTAGTATTACGATTGTTGGAGGAAGTGCTAACTTGGGTATTGACACAGTATTTACCGGTGTTTCGACGGTTCTAAATAGTAGGACATATTATCTTGGTCAGTCCTTCACTAATGGTGTTTCACAACCAGAGTCTCAAAAGTATTCTGGAAACATTATTTTCCTTGATAACAGACCTTCCGTAACAAGGTCTTCGTCACAGAAAGAAGATGTAAAGATTATCTTGCAGTTCTAAAGAATTATGCCACAGGAAACTAATCTCAACGTTGCTCCTTATTTTGATGATTTCGATCCTCAGAGTAACTACTATAAGGTATTGTTCAAACCTGGATATCCTGTCCAGGCCAGGGAACTTAATAATCTACAGTCCATTCTTCAGAATCAAGTTGAAGATGTGGGAGATCACCTGTTTAAAGAAGGTGCTCAGGTAATTCCTGGTAACGTAACTTATAACTCAACATTCTACGCTATCCAGATTCAGGAAGAATTTCTTGGAATTCCTGTTGCGCTATATCTTGACCAGTTGATTGGGCAGAAGATTAGTGGTAGAGATTCTGGTGTAACCGCAAAAGTTATTACATATATCACAAATAAAGAGTCAGAGAGAGGAAATTATACTCTATATGTTACATATTTTGATTCTGCAAGTACAGATGCTGTAACTGAGACTTTCTTTGATAATGAAGTTCTGGTAACAGAAGTCAATATTAACTATGCAACCACGTTCATCTCTGCCGGTGAAGGTTTTGCAAATACACTTACAACAAATGCCTCTGCCAAGGGTTCAGCATTTACTCTGAACAATGGTGTGTACTTTTTGAGAGGTACTTTTGTTGATGTGTATGATCAAATTTTGATTCTTGATCAATATTCAAACAAACCAAACTACAGAATTGGTCTACAAGTATCAGAAAGTATTATTTCTTCTGATGTAGATCCAACTCTCACAGATAATGCCCAAGGTTTTAACAATTATAGTGCTCCAGGGGCAGATCGCTTCAAAATTAGTGCAATTCTTGCAAAGAGACCCTTAGACGAATTTGAAGATAGTAACTTTGTTCAGTTATCTGAAGTTATTGGTGGCGAATTAAGATCAGATGTCAATAAAACTGAATATAATATTCTGTCTCAAGAACTCGCCAGAAGAACTTATGATGAATCAGGAAATTACTACATTAAAGAGTTTACTACTTCTTTAAGAGATAGTTTAAATGATGGTGAAGGAAATAGAGGTATTTACGAAGAGGGACAAACCACTGCTCAGGGTAGTGTTCCTAATGAAAACCTTGCAATCTACAGAATTTCACCTGGTAAGGCATATGTGAAAGGTTTTGAGGTTGAAACCAGATCTACCACTCTCATTGATTGTCCAAAACCAAGAACCACGCGTTTACTTCAAAATCAAGCCATTAACTTTGGTTTTGGTCCCACCTTTGAAGTTGATACTGTCTTTGGATCTGCAACAATTGGTTTTAATACTTCAAATACTCTAAGTCTCAGAGATCAAAGAGTCCAAACCAATGGAACCGCTGCTGGTAAGGAAATTGGTGTTGCAAGAATCTATGATTTTGCACTAGAATCGGGTTCTTATGACACTACAAACTCAAATCTGAACAAGTGGGATCTTTCACTGTTTGATGTACAAACAAATACAGATCTTACAGTCAATGAGAACGTAACTCTTACACTTCCAACCTTTATTCAAGGTGAATCTAGTGGTGCTTCTGCATATCTTAGAAGTCCAGTAAGTGCAGGAGCTGCTGTTACTGCATATAATGTAAAAGGTAACTTCTTTATTGGAGAAAACCTGGTATTTAACGGTGTTAAGGATAATGACAGATATGTAATTGATTCTAGATCATATGGTAACTCTGATATTCAGTCAGTTTATGGTATTGTTGGTGCAGCAAATACGTTTACTGCCAATATTGTTCCAAAATCTAATTTTGTTATTGGAAATGCAACCTTGACTGCTGGTGATACCGCGACTGGTATCTCAACTATTACAACTGCAACCACATCCTTTATTGGTATTGCTACTGTTGGTAATCTGGTAAAATACACCACAATTTCTAGTTCGGTTCCTTCTCTTGGTAGAATTACTGAGAATAGTGGATCTGCTTTAAAAATTGTCGGTGTTGCTACAGTCACTGGTGTTGTCGAAGGTTCTGTTCCTTCTGTACTTACTAGTGTAAATGATCTAGCAATTGTTAATAGTAAGGTTCAAAGAAACTTTGGAAGTGGAAATGAATCCACCAATCAGTCTCTTTATAGTATTTTTCCCAAGAAAAATCTATCTTCTGTTGATCTTAGTTCTTCTAATCTTGTCATTAGAAAACAGTTCCAAACTTCAATTAGTGCTGAAGGAGAGACTCCAGCAATTGATGCAGGAACAAATGAAACCTTCCTACCATTTGATGAAGAGAGATATATTCTTATTCGCTCTAATGGAACCACAGAGGTTCTGACTTCTGATAAGGTTGTTCTTACCAATGGTTCTACTACTATTCAAATCATTGGTCTTTCTGGTGCAGATTCTGCAGGTTCAATCCTAATCACAACTCTGAGAAAGAGTTCTGTTACTGTCAAGGTTAAGAGAAAATCAATATCAAATAGTCTTATTGTTGATAAGTCCAAACTTTCTGCATCTGGTACAAATACAGGTTTTGCAGGTACTAGTCTGAATGATGGACTTACCTTTGGTAACTACCCATTTGGAACCAGAGTTCAAGACTCTGTGATTTCATTGAATGTTCCTGATGTTGTCAAAATTCACGGTATTTTTGAATCTACCAATACTAGTCCTGCGCAATCACCAAGTATGGTTCTAGGGTCTCTTGATGGTCCTACAGCAACAACAAATGACCTCATTATAGGTGAGACCATTACTGGTACAATCAGTGGTGCAAAAGCTTTTTATCTGACTAGAAAGACTGATACAACTGTTGGATTCATTTATTTGAATGATACTTCTTTTGAGAAGAATGAGGTCGTTCAGTTCAGTCAATCTGGTGTAAGTGGAATTGTAGGTACATTTGAAGCTGGATCCAGAAACATTACAGATCAATATACATTTGATAATGGTCAAAGAGAGACCATTTATGACTACTCCAGACTAATAAGGAAACCAGGTTTTAAATCACCTGTAAGACAGTTAAGAGTGTATTATTCTAAGGCATTCTACGATTCTGCCGACACTGGTGATATCACAGTTGTAAACTCTTATAATTCTTTTGATTATAATGGAGAAATCAATGCTATTGATGGAGTCAGAAATACTGACATAGTTGATGCAAGACCAAGAGTAAAAGATTACTCTATCACTGCAAATTCCAGATCTCCACTTGAGTTCTATGGAAGAGATTTTGATGGTGGAGTAACTGGACAACATAGTTCAAAAAATGTTATTGCATCAGATGAGTCAATGACACTTGATTATAATTATTATCTTGGAAGAGCTGATAGAGTTTATCTTTCTCCAGATGGTGGATTGAGTATTAAGTATGGTACTCCATCAGATGATCCAAAACTTCCTGATGAAGTTAGTGGTTCTTTGAATATTGCAAACATATTCCTCCCAGCATATCTTTACACAACAGAAACTGCAAGAGTGTCTGTTGTACAACATAAGAGATATCAGATGAGAGATATTTCTAAGTTGGAGCAGAGAATTAAGAGTCTTGAGTATTATAGTTCTCTAAGTTTGATTGAAACTAATACACTAAATCTCTTTGTTCCTGACTCAAATGGTCTGAACAGATTTAAGAGTGGAATCTTTATCGATAACTTCTCTACTTTGAATCCTCAGGATACTACTATTGGGGTTAAAAATAGTGTTGATCTTAAGAACAGAGTTCTGAGACCATCTCATTATACGACTGCAATCAATCTGGAGGTTGCATCTACTGCAATTGCAGGAATTGGAACTACAACTCAAGCAAATCAAGATTCCAGATTCGCTGAAATTGTTGCAGAAGGTGTTAAGAGAAAAGGACAAACAGTACTTCTTGATTATACAGACACTTCCTGGTTGGTACAACCATTTGCTACTAGAACTGAGAGTGTAACTCCTTACCTGGTACAATTCTGGAATGGTTCTATTTCTCTTGAACCGGATGTTGATATCTGGATTGATGTTAATAGACTAGAAACCAGAACTGTAGAAAATGAAGGTGCATTTGAGGCAATTGCTTCGGCACTTCAAGCAGAAGTCACTACTGCAGAAGATGGATCCAGACTTGGTGTTACTCCTGTTCAGTGGGACTCATGGGAAACTGTCGGTGTCAATGTTGATATTGATACAGACAGTACTGGTCAAAGAAGACAACTTTCTAGGGAACAAATTAATCAGGCCGGAATTCGAGCACCATGGGGTGCAACTGGTAATGCAACTACAATTAGAAATACCACTTCTCTGGATCAACAGAGAACAGGTTCACAATCAACTGTTACTGAAGTTATCAATAATGAAACTCTTGGTGATAGAGTTGTAAGTAGAGAACTGGTTCACTTCATCAGATCTCGTAATATTGAAGTTACTGCAAAACGTCTGAAGCCATTCACTCAAGTTTATCCATTCTTTGATGGTGTAGATGTTTCTAACTTTACCTTCAACAAACTGGTCGAAGTTCAAATGATTAGTGGAACATTTGTAGTGGGTGAGACTGTTAATGGTGAAATGGCTGCAGCCAATAATACTGAGAATGTTCAGGCAATAACCTTACCTTCAATTTCATTCAGAGTAGCAACTGCAAATCATAAGTACGGCCCATACAATAATCCATCTGATACTTATGTAGAGAGTCCATATGATAGGAACAATAATGTTCCTGCTACATATTCAGAAACATCTACAATTTTGAATGTTGATACTTTCAGTCTTCAAAATGAAAATCAACCTGAATTTGAGGGTAGAGTTAGACCTGGTATGGTTCTTATTGGTGGTACTAGTGGTGCAACTGCAGTAGTCAATTCTGTTAGATTGGTTACTGATAAACTTGGTGTATTGATTGGATCATTCAGAGTTCCTAATGTATCTGACCTCAAGAACCCTGTATTTGAAACCGGTAGATCTACCTTCAAACTTACGAATGATCCAACTAATAGTCCTATTGAAGGATTCTCAACAACCGCAGGTGAGGAGATCTTCTATTCTGAAGGTAGTATTGACAATACTCAAGAAGTAACACTTTCACTCAGAAATGCAAGAGTTGAAGTCAACAGTGAGTTTGCCGAAAATAGACAACTATCAGATACTGATACAGGTCTTATTCTAAGTGATGTTACTATTAACCCACCACCACCACCACCATCTCCACCATCTCCTCCTTCACCACCGCAACCTCCTGGTCGTGACCCTCTGGCACAGACATTCTTCATTAGTGAAGAAACTGGTATATTCATAACAAAAATTGATTTGTTCTTCAGTCAAAAGGATGACACACTTCCTGTTACTGTTCAACTTAGAGAAACTACTATTGGTACTCCAAACCTTACTATTCTTCCTTATTCTGAAATTGATGTTGATCCCAAGGATATTAACTTGTCTCTTGATGGAACTGTACCAACAACAGTTGAATTTGAATCGCCTGTATATGTTGCAGGACTGAAAGAATATTCTGTTGTTCTCTTATCAGATTCTCTAGAGTATAGAGTATGGATTTCTAGACTTGGCGAACCTGACGTTACAACTTTGGGATCAGAGTCTGGACAGAAATTGGTATCATCACAACCAATTCTTGGTTCATTATTCAAGTCACAAAACGCATCTGTTTGGACACCAAGTCAGTATGAAGACTTGAAATTCACTGTTTATAGAGCGAACTTTACAGGACAAGGTTTTGTTGGTTTCTTCAACCCAACACTTCCAACTTCACTTTCTCGTATTTCTAAAGATGCTATCAGTATCGACTCTAGAAATATTAGTGTAGGTATTGGAACCACACTTCAAGATACAGAACTTGAATTTGGTAATACCATTCTACAGGTAGGTAAAACTGGTCGTGGAACATTAGTAGGTTATGCAGGATCTGCAACTTCAACACTTACAATTACAAACTCTGGTATTGGTTATACACCTTCTTCAGGTGGTTATACCTTTGCAGGTGTTGCACTTACTTCAATAACTGGTAATGGACTAAATGCAACTGCTGACATTTATGTTGAAGGTGGTATTGCAGTTGGTGCTACCATTAATACTGGTGGTAAGGGTTACTCAGTTGGTGATGTCTTAAGACCTCTCACTGTTGGTAATACTCAACTTGGAAGAAACATGAAACTCTCAGTTGGTGAGATTTCTGGTAATAATGAACTTGTTATTGACAATGTTCAGGGTGAGTTTGATACTCTCACACAACTCTCTTATATCAATAAGGTAGGTATTACTACTGTAGTTAATTCGGGTATTGGTGGAAATGCAATTCCAGTTGCACCAATTAGAATTAATAGTGATGGACTTCATATGCAAGTATTCCAGAGAAATCATGGAATGCATACAAGAATCAACCGTGTTACTTTAACAGATGTTGCATCTGATGTCTCACCTTCCACTCTGACAGTAAGTTACACTGGAACTGATACTGGACTTATTAGTGTTGGGAATACAAATGTCTTTGGTCAGTTTGAAGGTGTTGGTGTTGGAACTACTAATCCAGGATATGCCAAGATTGGTAAGGAAATTGTTTCCTATACTGGAGTCGCCAACAATACTTTGACTGGTATTACTAGAGGTATTGATAATAGTCAGGTAACTAGTCACAGTGTTTCTGACTTGGTTTATAAATATGAACTTGACGGTGTTTCACTAAGAAGAATTAATAGGACACATAATCTTGGAGATGTGACTAAGGCCAATCCTATTGGGCTTGACTACTATAATGTCAAGATTGATATGGACGACACAGATTATGGTATTGACAGGTCTGCAGGTACCGTTTTTGGATCAAGATACTTTGAAACTAATGCAAAGGCTGGTGGTACTAATGCAAAAGGTACTTACAACTTACCTTTCAACCTAATGATTCCTAAGATCAATACTATTGAACCGAAAGGAACTGATGTTGTCATTCAGGTAAGAACCATTTCTGAGACCAGTATTTCTGGCGGAGAAGCTTCTTATGTTGATAAGGGTTATACAGAAGTCGCAAACTTCAGAAAGAACTACTTTGAAGATCCTAGAATGATTGCTTCTCAGATTAATGAGAACACATATCTCACTACTCAACCTGGTAATAAGTCCTTTACTGCAGGTATTAACCTCTTCAGTTCAGACAATAGATTGTCACCAGCAATTGACCTAGACAATTCTTCTATTGTATTTGTGACCAACAGAGTCAATGCACCAATTACAAATTATGCAACTGATCCTAGAGTCAATACAACAGTTGATGATCCAAATAACTTCACTTATGTAAGTAAGAATGTTCTTTTGGAGAATCCAGCAAGTGGTCTGAAAGTTTATCTTGATGCTTACATCTCTAGATATAATGATGTTAGAGTATTCTATGCATTAGATCAAGATGATTCTCTGGCAGATGAGACTGTATTTGTTCCATTCCCTGGTTATGGTAACTTTGATGTCGATGGAAACCTTATCAGTCAGGTTGACAATGACGGTTCTTCGGACATAAACATTCCTAAGTATGATGACTTTATTGTTCAAAGTCCAGGAATTGACCAATTCAGAGAGTATACATTCAGTAATGATAATCTTCCTGCATTCAAGTCATTCAGAATCAAGATTATTGGAACATCGACCAACCAGTCAATTGTTCCTCAGTTTAGAAACCTACGTGCAATTGCTCTAGCATAATATGGACATGTTACCAATTGAAGGTAAGGACGGGTATTTTAGGGATACCCGTTCTAATGCTATAATTAACAAAAATGAAAATGATTTTAACATGTATATGACAAATCATAAAAAACTTTCTTCTGATAAGGAACGAATCAACGACATTGAAAATGAACTTGGTAGTATTAAGGGTGATTTGAGTGAAATTAAGATGATGCTTAATCATTTTATGGACAAACATAAATAGAAAAAAGAATGTTCTATAAATGGCTAAACCCGCTTCTAGACAAGAATTAATTGATTACTGTAAGAGACAGTTGGGTTATCCTGTCTTGGAGATTAATGTTGCCGATGAACAAATTGAAGATTTGGTTGATGATGCCGTTCAGTTGTTTAATGAAAGACATTTTGATGGTGTAAATAAGGTTTTTCTCAAATATCAATTAACTCAAGACGATATTGATAGAGGAAAAGCAAGACCACCTGGTGCTTCAGGAAGTAATCAGACAGGAATTGCATCCACAAGTGCAACAACGTCCATTGTTGGGACTGCAACAACGTTCACTTACTACGAAAATAGTAATTTTATACAAGTTCCTGCAGATATTATTGGAATTGAAAAGGTTTTTCAGTTCAATAATACTCTTGGATCTGGTATGTTTAATGTAAAATACCAATTTTTCTTAAATGATGTGTTCGGTCTTTGGGGCGGAGTCACAGCAGCCTCTGGATATGACATGTTGTCATATTCAATGACTATGAGTTACCTGGAAACGATGAATTTCCTCTTAAATACTCACAAACATATCAGATTTAACCAAAGACAAGATAGAATGTATCTTGATATTGACTATGATACTGTATCAGTAGGTGAATTCTTGGTTATTGAGTGCTACAGAGCCATGGATGGTACAGATTATACTAGAGTTTGGAATGATTCCTTCCTAAAACCATACCTTACATCCCTAATTAAGAGACAATGGGGCCAAAATATGATGAAATTTCAAGGTGTTAAGTTACCTGGTGGAATTGAACTGAATGGAAGACAAATGTATGAGGATGCAGAGAAAGAATTAGAAGTAATTAGAGAAAAAATGTCCAATACTTATGAACTTCCACCGATGGACATGATTGGCTGATATGTTAAATCCATTTTTTCTCCAAGGATCACAATCTGAACAAAATTTAGTTCAAGATCTTATCAACGAACAGTTGAGGATGTATGGTGTTGAAGTATATTATATGCCCAGACAGTTTGTGACTGTAAATACTGTTATCAAAGAGGTTATTGAATCGGAGTTCAATAACTCTTACCCAATTGAGGCGTATGTTGACAGTTATGAAGGATATGGTGGTCAAGGAACACTTTTAAGTAAGTTTGGAATACAAAATTATGACGATTTGAAGATTATTATCTCAAAAGAAAGATACGAGAACTATATTTCACCTTTAGCAAAATCTATTTCTAATGGTAAACTGACATCAAGACCAAAAGAAGGTGATTTAATTTATTTTCCTCTTGGTGACAGATTATTTGAGATTAAATATGTCGAACATGAGCAACCTTTCTACCAATTACAAAAAAATTACGTTTATACACTGACTTGTAGTTTGTTCCGTATCGAAGATGAGGTTATTGATACTGGTGTCGATGAAATCGATGATAATACTCAAGATCATGGTTATATTCAAACTCTTCAGATGATTGGTGCTGGTTCTACCGCAACAGTAACAGCAGGTATTTGTACTGTTGGTGGTGTTACTGACGTATTCATTAAGAATATGGGTAATAATTATAATCATAGTCCAATTGTAGGTTTCTCATCAGCTCCTGCTGGTGGAACTATGACTGCCGGTATTTCTTCTATCACCAATGATTATGTCAATTGCTCAGGTGGGTCTGGAGGAAAGATCAATGCAGTTTATATGTCCAACTCTGGTTGTGGATATACTGTTACTCCTTGGGTATCATTCACAAACTTAACTAATAAGTCTGGAGCAGGAGCAGCTGCGACAACACGACTTGGAGATGGAACTATTCAAAGTGTGTCTGTTGCCAATAGTGGTTCTGGATATTTGACCAATCCACTAATTTCTTTCTCTCCACCAGTTGGAGGAGGTACGTCAGCAACTGGTATTGGTTATATTAACGTTGCTGGTAACGTTACAGACACCTATCTAATACATGCTGGTACTGGTTATACTACTGGAGATCTTCCTATTAATGGAACTGTTGATAATCCAACTACTGGAGTTGGAGCAACGGTTGGTATAGGAACATATTTGTTCAATGAGATTATACTTGGTTCGACTTCTGGAACAACTGCGAGAGTCAATAGATGGACTTCTTCTACCTTGGAACTTGAGATTAGTATTGTGTCTGGTGAATTTACTTCAGGTGAACCCATTTATGGAACTGAATCTGGAGCACTGTATTCGGTAATGATACAAAAACAAGATGACTTTGTCACACCATTTGCAGATAATGATACTATTGAAACAGAAGGTGACAAACTAATTGATTTTAGTGAAGTCAATCCATTTGGAATGCCTTAATCTAAATAGTTATAATATAGAGCAGGATAATGTTTGAGTATTTTTACAATGAAGTCTTTCGATCCGTCATTATTGGATTCGGAACTCTTTTTAATGGGATAGAGGTTCGTCATAAAGATGGAGATAATGATACTTTTAGTGTCATCCAAGTTCCTCTTGCTTATGGGCCCACTCAAAAGTTTCTTGCAAGAATGGAACAAGAGGCAAATCTGAATCGTCCAGTTCAGGTTACTCTTCCAAGAATGTCCTTTGAATTCACTAATCTTGAATATGACCCAAGTAGAAAAGTAACTCAAACACAAACAATCGTAACTGAAACACCAGATGGTTCTATAAAGAGAACCTACGTTCCAGTTCCATATAATATGACAGTTCAGCTTTCGATTATGACAAAGTTGAATGATGATATGTTACAGATTGTCGAACAAATCTTACCATACTTCCAACCTGCATATTCACTTCCCATCAAGTTTTTAGGTAACTTGAATGAAGTTAAGTATGTTCCAGTCAACCTTGATACCATTCAGATGGAGGATGATTATGAGGGAAATTTTGATACCAGAAGAGCTCTTGTATATACACTGACATTTACTGCTAAGACATACGTGTACGGCCCTGTGAAGGATGTTAGTAGCGAAATCATTGATAAGGTTTCTGTTGGTTATATTGCCGGTTCTAAAGGTTCTAGGGCTGCAGAGAGAGATCTTACTTATCAAGTTACTCCTAGAGCAACCAAAAATTATGACGGAGACGTTGTAACCCTATTGTCAACAAATGTTGATCTTAATGATGGCGTCATCGAAGTTGACGATGCAACAAATATTCCAGTTAGATCTTATATTATGATCGACAAAGAGTCGATGTATATTAAATCCAAGAGTGGTAATAAACTTATCGTTGATAGGGCTCAAGATGAAACACCACTTGAGAACCATCTACTAGGTTCAAAAGTTGGTAAGATTACTGCAGCAGATAATTCTCTGATTGAAATCGGTGACAACTTTGGTTTCGATGGTAATGTTTTTTGAGAATAATCCATGACTAAAAAGTATGATGAATTAGACCAAACTTTTGATGTTTCTTCCACAGAAATAGAAACTACACCAGTAGAGACGGTTGTGGAAAAAAAGATTGAAAAGATAACCTCTCGTTCCGAAGATATTAAAAAAGACTACGAATACACCAGAGGTAATTTATATTCTATTATTGAAAAGGGACAGGAGGCTATCAATGGTATCTTAGAACTTGCTCAAGAAAGTGAGATGCCAAGAGCATATGAAGTTGCTGGTCAGTTGATCAAGAACGTAGCAGATGCAACAGATAAGTTACTTACACTTCAACAGAAATTAAAAGATGTAAGTGAGGAAAAAGACCTTAAGGGTCCAACAACTGTCAATAATGCATTGTTCATTGGTTCTACCGCCGAGTTACAAAAACTGTTGAAACAAAACAGTCAAGATAAATAACTAAAAAGATAAGAAATGGCTGCCACTCCTGCAATTAACATTGTCATCCCACAAGGGGCAGATTTTAGTGAAGTTTTCACTTCTACTAATTCTGATGGATCTCTTTCTAATCTTGTAGGATTTACTGGGATATCCAAGTTAAAAAAATATCCAGACTCACCAATCATTTACAATTTTGCTGTCGGTATTAATACCATAACATCAAAAGTCTCTATTGCAATGACAGCACCTGTTACCACAAAGCTGTCACCAGGAAGATATCAATATGATGTTGTTTTGACCTCCTCTACTGGAGCAGTAACAAGAATGGTTGAAGGTTCTGCTATAGTGACAGCAGGTATTTCCACTTAAAACAAAACATTGTTAGATTACAGAGAATAGTAATACTGATAAATAATGTATCAGGGAGAGAAATCCCAAAGTATTATTACTGATAGAATGTCTAACAAAGAGGATCTGCCATCAATAAACGATTATCTGGAGGATAGTAACTTACCCTCATATAAAGATTTTATAGAAGAAAGGCAACAACTTCCATCAGTAGAAGATTATATTTCAGAATCAAATCAAAATATTATTGAAGAAGAGACTCAAACCATAGAAGATGAGAATGGTGAGTCATTTCTGGAAGTGGTTCAGTCTCAAGAATGGTCAGAATTGATCCGTTTGGTCAATGATGTAAGAAAAGATATCCCAAAAATACCTGAGATTAGGTATTATGATGAACAATTAGAGGAAATTTGTGATAAAATTTCACAAATTCAACAAGATTATGCAAAAAGTGAAAAAATTAATGTTCTAAGTATTCAAAATGAAGAATTTGGGGATAAATTATCTGAAATTGAGTTAAAAATCCCTACGGTCAAGTACTATGACCACGATATTAATATAATTTATGATAAAATTACGGATATTAAGGAAGAAATCAACAATCTTCCAGAGGTAAAATACTATGAAGAAGACCTAAAATCTTTAAAATTGAGAATTGAACAGGTAAATCAAGATATACCTACCTTTCCTGACTGGATTCAGAAAGTTCAGGAGGTTCCAGACTTCTCTTGGATTGGTAAAACCTTCAGTCTCATTGATGATGATTTCAATAAAGTACAGGGGCATATTGATTTAATCAAAGACAAGATTGATCGTGAAGTTAGTGCAATTAATGAGTCTATTGAAGTTAAAGAATTTGAATTCAAAGTTGATGTAAAAAATCTTAATGAAAATCTTGATCTAACAAACGATAGGATTACACAAACTAAGGATAAAATATATCAAGAAATTAAAGAAACTTCAATTAGAATTTGGGAACTTCGTAATACATTTAAAGATGATGATAAAAAATTAAAGAAGTCTATCCTCAGCGAACAGAATAAACTTAAACAGTCTCTTGAGAAACAAATTGAGAAAATTGACGAGCAGAGTGTTAAGGCCGATGAGTCTATTCTGAAATTCTTCAATGAACTCAAAGAAACTGTTGATACACTTCCTGAAGTAAAGTATTATGATGAAGATATTTCATCTATTAAAGGAGACATATCCTCACTTAAAAGTGGTCTAAAAGAATTAAACGAACTATCATCTTTAATTAAGAAAGATCAAAAAATATTAAAGGAAAATTATCTTCTTAATGAACCACCATCAGTAAAAGAAAAGGCAGGAGGACAAACTGATCCATTAACACCTCTTGATCAGAAGTTTGCAACTCTTGATGATCTATCAAATCACTACAGACTTTTCATTAATAGGATTACTACTCAACTCTCAACGATGGGTGGTGGTGGAGCAGGATTCATCAAAGATCTTGACGATGTTAGTTTTGATCAGACAACAGGAACTAATAAACTTTTAATTTATGATGGATCTAAGTGGGTAGGTATTTCCAGTACTGCTTTAGGTGGTGGTGGTGGTGGTGGTGGTGATGGTATAAGTGGTATAACCGTCAGAGAAGAGGGATCTGTTGTTGGCACTTCAAATAGTGTTCGAGATATTAATATTGTTGGTGATAATTTAACTGCCACTGCATCTGGTGTCGGTGCTACTATTACATTTACTTCTACACCAACATTTACTTCTGCCGCTGTTGGTTCTGGAGTTACTATTAATGCTGATGGTATTAATGTTACTGGTGTTGTAACTGCTACTACTTTCAGTGGTTCTGGTGCTAATTTAACATCAGTTCCTAATGGTGCATTAGATAACTCATCAGTATCTTATGGTGGAGTAGAACTAAGTCTTGGTGGTTCTGATGCAACACCGGCATTTAATCTTTCTGATGCTACTGCTTATCCTTATACTAGTCTTACTGGTATTACTACAGAAATTGTAGGTGATACAACACCACAACTTGGTGGAAACTTAGATCTTAATAGTAAGTTTATAACCGGAACAGGTGGAGTCAATGTTACTGGTGTCGTAACTGCTACTTCTTTTGTTGGTAATGTAACTGGTAATGCGGATACGGCAACATCATTAGCAACCGCAAGAACATTTGAATTAACCGGAGATGTTGTTGCTTCTCAGATTAGTTTTGATGGTACTGGTAATGTATCTTTAGCGGCAACAATCCAACCTAATAGTGTTGCTCTTGGTGGTGACACTACTGGTGATTATGTTGAGTCCATTAGTGGAACCGGAAATCAAATAACAGTAAGTAGTGGGACAGGAGAAGGTTCAACACCTGTAATTTCGATTCCAAATAACCCAACACTTCCGGGAACAACAGTTACTGTTGCAACTGATTTACAAGTTAATCGCAATTTAAATGTTACTGGGAATATAACAATTGGAGGCACTTCTGCAACAATATTTGCGGAAACTTTAAAGATTAGTGACGCAGATCTTATCCTTGGATTTAGAACTGATTCTAATGGCAATGATGTTTCAAATGACACTACAGCAAGTCATGGTGGTATTGCTATTGCATCAACAGAAGGAACTCCTCTAGTAAATCTTATTGGTGCCGGTGAAACTCTCCCGATCACATATAAAAAGATTATGTGGTTTGAGTCTGGTGCTTTTACTGGACTTGCTACTGATGCTTGGTTGACAAACTATGCATTTGGTGTTGGAACAACATCAATGTCGGCAGGCACTAAGTTTGCCGTTGGTAACATCGAAACAGATTTTGATGATATTACGTCTGTTAGGCACATCAATTCATCGGGTGTTGTAACTGCCACTACTTTCTCTGGTTCTGGTGCATCATTAACTTCAATTCCTAATGGAGCACTAACAAACTCTAGTATTGCTATTGGTGGTGTAACACTTAACTTAGGTGACACTGATGCGACACCGGCATTTAATCTTTCTGATGCTACTAACTATCCAACATCATCTTTAACCGGAACCATAACTAATGACCAACTTGCTGGTTCTATTGCCGATGGTAAGTTAGCAAGCACATTCCTTAAAAATGTAGTAGAAGACACTACTCCACAGTTAGGTGGAAACTTAGATCTTAATAGTAAGTTTATAACCGGAACAGGTGGTATTAATGTCACTGGTGTTGTAACTGCAACATCATTCACTGGTTCTGCAGCAAATTTAACGGGATTGACTGGTGCTTCTGCTGCAACTTATGGTGATGCATCTAATGTTGCTCAGATTGTAGTAGATGCTAATGGTAGAATAACTGGTATTAGCGAAGTTGCTATCTCTGGAGGAGGAGGAGGAGATACTGTTAGTATTACATCTAATGCTGCTGATATTCTATCCGTATCTTCTGGAGCAATTAGTGCTGATGATGCTGGTGCAGATAAAATAGTATTTTGGGATGATTCTGAAGGCAAGTTGACTTATCTTACTGTAGGTACTAATTTAAGTATTAGTGGAACTACAATTTCTGCTTCTGGAGGTGGAGGTTCAGGACCAGATCCAGTAATCATGGGAATGATATTCTAAATATAACAGGGAGATAAAAACATGGCTGCACCAAACTTAAAAAGTCCAACAACAATTACTGGAAAGACTGCAAGATATGCTG